TTGAAGACTATGTTTTCTTTATTGAAATTATTAATGGTTTTATCCCAACACCAATCAAAGTGTTTTTGTTTGTCTTCATTTGACATAACAATTTTAGTTTCATTTATATTATCATCTTCCCCCAAATAAGTTTCAAGTATTAAATAATATAAAGAAAATGAAAAGTCATAATATAATTCCATTTTTTCAGAAATTATATTATTTATCCTGAACCAGATATCTACATCTTCAGGTTTAATTGGTTGGGTTATGTAGTTAAAAAAATTGTCCATAGGTATTAATCTATGGACAAATGATAATAAAAATTTTTTATATGTAAATTATTGGGTTTTTTGCTTATACCCCATTAATAATTTCATTCTATTAAACTCTTCAGTTAATTTTATTTGTGATTTATGATCAACACTTTCATTATTAAGTTTTAAACCTTTACCTGTCTCCTGACCTGGTTTATCACTAATAATTGGTTGTGGTGATTTATTATATGCCGCTCTTTTAGCTTTATTGTAAGCTCCTTTCTTACGGGTTTTATTTATATTTTTATTAATATCAGTTTCTTCAGAATTTGCCCACTCTTTATTATTTCCGGTTTTAGAAGATCCTTCAATATTATCGTCCATCCAATCTTCATTTGGATGCATTTCATCATAATCTAAAGTTTGCATTCCAGGTCTTAAATAATCATCAATAAATTCATTTCCATCATCAGATACTTCATAAGCCTTTTTTTCCATTTTTTCTAACTCACCGTTACCTTTTGGAAAATGTTTTGGGTTGGTATTAAATTTCTCTTTAGACCCACTTTTAGTATAATCTAACATTTTTTTAGAAAATTCTTTCATGTAATTTTCATTTTCTTTACCAGATCCTTTATGTGCCTTTTCATAAGCTTCCAAACCTGCTGGTGTTTTTCCTTTTTTTATATTACTTTTTTCTTTTTCTTCAATAATAATGTTTTCTATCAGATTAATAATCTCGTTTTCGGTAAACAATTCAGACCCATGACCAGAATTTAACCTATATAAAACATTATTATTTTCTTCCAAGGAAGAATTATCCGTATATTCTTTATTACCAAGTTTAAATTTTCCACCTTTTGGTGTTTGTCTTAATTTATTCGTGAATGAATTTCCTTCCGCAGTTTCATCTTCTTCCATGTAAGATTTATCACCACACTCCATACATTCACCTTTATTCTCTTTTGTCTCTCTTTTCTTTCTTAAGAGTGTAAAATCTTCTTTATCAATTCTATTATTTTTATTTTTATCTATATTTTTTTGTTTACCAAATAATCTTTCGGTTATTTCTTCAATATCAGAATCACTTAATTTATTATTATTTCTATAACTCTTACGAGTTTCTAAAACCTCACTATTTTCTTTATATCCACATGATTCACACGCTTCTCCTTCTCTCATTTCTCCACCGCATGATTCGCACATTTCTCCTTCTCTCATTTCTCCACTACATGTTTCACACATTTCTCCTTCTCTCATTTCTCCACCACATGATTCACACATTTCTCCTTCAACATAGTCAAATGAAGTTCCAGGTTTATTAAATTTTAATTTTTCCATTACTTCTTTTGCTTTATCCTCTAAAGTTTCATTAAGAATTTTTTTTAATAAAACATTATAATAATTGTTATTTTTCATTTTCTTGTTTATATATAAATATCAATGTTTATTCAATTTTTCCATTTCTAAATAAATTATATTTCTAACATAGTTTTCTGTTATTCCATAAGACTCACTTATATTTGTTATAACTCTTTTTAATCCTTTGTTTTCAAAAATTTTAAGTGCATTAATATCCCCTTGATTACAATAAGGAAACTTTTTACATTTTTTCTTAACTTGGACAAATTTACCTCCAGGAATTTGAGTGTTACGGCTTGGTCCCCAATCTTTTTTGTTGGTTGACTTCGCCCATATCGAGGGCCCTGAGTATTGACCTGATGATGCCGATCCTGTGGCTTCTTTTGTTTCTCTTCTACTTGGTCCGTTAGAATGTTTTTTGTCTTGACATTTACAGTTTTTCATATCACAAATAGGACACACACTTTCTTTCATTTCACGACCAAATAAAGGTGCCGAATAACCACCCGAACTACCTGATCCTGTCATCTCTTTAGTTTCTTCTTTTTTACTTTTAGTTATTTCTAATAATGAATGTAGAAAATCGTTAATATCTTCAGGATTTTCTAACATTTTTTTTAATTCGGTTCTTGTTTTACTTACTGACATTTTGTTTTTAACTAATGTTAGTATGTCATTTAAATTAGTTTTTTTATCTTTTAAATAATCTTGTGGTTTTGTTTTTTTCTTTTTTTCTTTTTCTTCTTCCATTGGTTGGAAGTTTTTTCTTTGTTTGGACAAGTCAACCCCATTTACCCCCAATCCGTTTGCGGCATTATTATATTCTTTATTAAACATGTTAATCATATCCATTATGAACTTTTAAATTTAGATTCCCAAAAATTTCTTTGTTGGTACATTATAGTATAAAACTCCCTAAACGATTTAATTATTAATTCTTTAACATCTTTCTCTAATTTACCTCGTTTCATCTCTTTAGAAATTCTTTCTAATAATTTATCTTCAAATTGTTTAGCTGTTGCCGACCCTAAAAAGTCTTTTATTTCTTTTTTTATTAATGATTCAATTTCTCTTTTATCCGATTGTGTTAGTGCCATTTTATTTTACTATTATCCCATATGTTAATCCTCCTATAATAGCTGAGGAAATAATCTGAATTATTGTATTTTTTCTTTTTAATTTTCTATTGTCTGATGTAAGATCTTTATTAATATTATCAACAATTTGAAATTTATCATTTGTTTTTTGAATAATTATTTCACTTGTTTTAAACTTTTCTTCCATTGTTATAATAATAGATTGTTGTACCTCAATTTTTTTATTTAACTCAACAACCTCATTTTTGGTTAATTTTAAAATCGCGGAAGTAGAATCCAATTTATTTAGATCCATCATGATCTGTTTTCCTACTTTATAAGGAATACATATTTCAGTAGTATCTTCTTTTTTTGTTGTTTGGGATAAAATAGAAACCCCAAAAAACACAAATAATATTAGTATTAAATTTTTCATGTTTTAAAAATTATATCTTAATCGTAATAAACTATCAATTTGTTTAGGGTTTGAGTTTTTAATTTCATTACCTTTTTGTTGGTAATAGTTATTAACAACTTCTTTTTTTATTTTAATATTAGATATTGTTGAATCAATTTTATGTATATCTTCATTATATTTTGTTATTTTTTCATCTAATTTTTTTTGATAGTTAATCATACTATCAATATCTTTATTAAGTTGTTCAATTTGTTTTTTATCCTCTTTTGACATTCCATTATCAACTTTTGTCATATCGTAAATAATTAAACCAATTAATATAATAACAAATGTTAATATAATGTATTTGAAGTTTTCATTTAAAAAATTTTTCATGTCTCACTTGTTTTTTTTCTTGATGAAACAATTTTAGACCATTTGGTTTTAAATTTTTCATAATATGTTTTTAATTTTAACGACATTTCACTAAATTCATCATCAAGTTTGGTCATAGTTCCATTTATATATACCCCATTTGTTTCTCCAATTGAAAAGAAAAAATCTAAATCTAATTCATTTATTTTTCCTGACCATTCAACATTTGTTGGATATAAATTTAATTTATTAAAGTCAACGATTTCGGTAACATCTTGTTTAAACTCATCCATACTTTCTTGAAAAGCGGACTTATCATCAGTTGTTAATTGTAAATCTGTTGTGTTTTTACTATGAATAACTAAAATCCCCCCCGATATTCTATATGCCTTTTTTTTATCTGATTTAACTTTATCAAATTCTTTATATTCATCTTCATCTTCATCTTTTTCCGCAGTTTCATACTTATCGTTTTGTATTTTATCCTCAATATCTGTCATTACATCTATTTTATTGTCAGGATCTTCAACAGGTTGTTCAATTAATAAACCATAATTTTTTTTAATACTCTTAATATCCTCAGTTAATTGGTTACCCCCAAGTAATTTTCTTGATGCTGATAATAATTTTTTTATTTCTTCGTAATTAGTCATTTTTTAAATATTTATTAAAAATTTCAAAATTAAAGGCCGGACTAACATCAGTAAAATCACTATCAAAATTACTTTTAGTTACAATACCTTCAAATTTTTCTATACCGTTTATTTTTGTATTATGTTCCACACTTTTTAATGGGATATTAGTTTCTTTGGTTAACTTAACACACAATTTTGAGGTTAAAATAATTTGTTCCTCAGGATATGGTTGCCAAAAAAAATAATCTCTCCATGTTTTATTAAAAACCTTTTGTTTATAAATATCACCAATCCAATTAATGTGATAATTTTTTAATGGTTCTTTTTCTAACCAACCTAAATTTTCCAAACAAACAATTACAGAGTTTCTGTTTATAGATGATGTTGTGTTATAATTAGTATATTCATCATTGTCCAATAACTGAAGAACTTTACCATCTCTTGTTACAATATAGTTAGGAATTTTATCATATTTACCATTATGTCTATATTTTAGTGATTGTAAAAAATCATTTATGTTTCTAGACGTATTAGTGAGTATAATTTGTGTTTTGTTTTTATTTTTTTTCTCTGATCTAAAATTTCCGTATTTTATTATTTCATCAATCATTTGTTTTAGTATATCTTAAAACTTTATTTTGTGTGGTTGTATTTACGGTGGTTAGTCCTGTACTACCATATTCTATATTTGATAATTCAATAATTTCAGGTTCGACTTGGGGGGTGACTTGGGGGGTATAATGTGTGGTATGATGTGTGGTATGATGTGTTAAATAACTTTCAGGAATCTCAATCTCATCATGTATGGTATCATGTATGGTATCATGTATGGTATCATGTATGGTATCTTCTTTGTGAGGGACACCAGTGTCCCCCTCTAAATTTTCTGTGGATTTTAACAGAGGGACATCCGTGTCCCCCTGTGAATCTTCGTCTTTTCTTTTTCCTTTAAATGCTTGGTTTGTTGCAATAACTAACGTAATTGCTAATGGATCAAAAACAAAGATCAAAATTAAAATAAAAAGATTTGCGGTTCGTTTAATATCCCAATCAAGTAGTTCACTAACATACTTTAAAGCTCCCAACTCACTTCCCGAAATTTCTTTTGATTCCATGTTTAAGATATTAATATCAAGTTGGGTGATACTATCATTCATACTATCAATTCTTTTTGCTATTGTGTCTCTCCTTACTTGTGCTTGTGATAGTTGAGATTCAAATAATTTTCTATTACCTTCGTTGGCTTTTGTAATTACCTGTCCGGTTATTCTATCCACAGATTGTGTTGTTGTGTTATTAGATACCCCGTCTCTTAACTTAGTAATGTCTCCATCTAAAATGTTTTTTTCTTTTGTTAGTTCGTCTT